CCATTGGTCTCAATGTCAAAGGTTAGAATCACAGTTGTACTCCAGATGGTGAACGATTGAGATTAGCCGGTCTGCATTCAGGCAAGCAACACCCTCAAGGCGGAACACCTCTTGGTTGTACTTGTCTAAGAGCAGAATTGTTGGGAACTTAGTCACCTCGTATGAAACGAGGATGGATTGGTGGTACTGCGCCTCAAGCAGTGGTAGGTGTTGGTGGTAGTCGGTATCCTGCAGCACGTAGTTGCGGATACTCTTGAGAAGCTCACCCTCAGGGCTCTCATCTATGATGAGCACTACATTAGAAATCGGTAGTGTCGATAGATGGTAGTACCTCAGCAGCTTGCATTCTTCCTGTTCGTTTGTCATAGATGAGCTCTCCTGCATCTCCTGTGGATCCATTGAAACGGTTTTTGAGCACTCTGAGTCGCGCACAGTCTGCGCCGGTTGATACAGCTCGTTCCAGGCCGATGACAACATCTGAAAGCTGCGAGATTGAGTGTGAACCTCGAAGCTGCGACATAGAGATCTGAGCCCCATCCTCATGGCCTTTATCATCTCTACCCCTCCTAAGGTGAGAAATAAGGAACAAGCCAACACCAGTCTCCTCTACGAATGAGCGGAGCTTGGTCATAGTAACGTCGATCATCTTGCGCTCATCATCATGGTAGGTACCAGACAATAAGATGCTGAGGTGATCGAGGATCAAGAACTGCACGCCCTTGGCTTTAACCAAGTAGCGCATATCGTTCAGGATCACGTCAGGATCGATAGAGCCAAAGCCGTCTCGAAGATACAAATTCCCAGAACCAACGCTGAGATCAAAAGCGCGCTTAAAGTCTCGTTCATCTAGGGTGTTGTCGAGGTGTAGTGGCTTGTTGGCAACAACAGTCATCAGTCTGAGACCAGTACGTTGTACTGACTCTTCCAATGCGATGTAGCCTACCTTAAAGCCTTGAGCGATAAGATGCTGGGCGAGTTCACCACATAGGGTGCTCTTACCAGCGCCGGTCCCTGCCGTGATGGTGATAAGCTCCTTGAGCCTGATACCACCTGTAACGGTATCGATACCAGTCCAAGGCCAAGAGCAGTCCCTGCCAACCATTGGAGCCCTGAGAAGATCATAGATCTCAGCGCCCGATATGATTGACTTAGGGGTGTAGCTCTGGGCATTCCAGATGGCTTGTCGGATCGCCTCACCGTCAACAGCTTGGAGTGCCTCTGATGCATCCTTGTATCCTCCAAGGCTAGCGATCTTAACCTTGTCTGGTGGGAATAATTGAGCGCACTCAAGTGTTGCTGCTTGTCCGGGTTCATCAGCATCGAATAGAAGAACGATCTCCTCAAAGCCCATCAGCCAAGTAAGCTGATGCTCGAGATCCTTGCGGGCTCCCTTAGCTCCTGAGAAGATAGAGACTACCGGCCACTTGGGCATTGCCTGATAGACAGACAAGGCATCCATCTCGCCCTCAGTGATTACGACTCTCTTGCCGCCACCAAAGAGCTGTTGGCCGAATAGGCGCTTCTCAGCGTTCTTGCCCCGCCACTTGAAGTTCTTCTCTTGGTCTTTCTCCTTGTAGCCAACAACGCGGCCAGCTACATCGGTGTATGGGAACCTTATGTGAGGCCCATCGACCTTGACATTGAACTTACGGCAGACTTCTTCGCTGATCTTACGAGCACGCAATGCGCGATGCTCACCAAAGTAAAAAACAAGGCCCTCAGAGGGGGCCTCGCTCTCATCTGTGCTTGTCACATGGTTACATGAAAAACAGTAAGTGTGGCCATCAGTGTAGAGACTGTTGGCATCTGAGCTTCCACAATTGTCACAAGGGATGTGACGTACGAACTCAGAGTCTGAGCTCATCGAGCACCTCCACGTAATCTACGAGAGCATTGCGCAAGTCGCTGATGTTTACGTGGAAGTCGTTCTCGTATTCATCGACGATTGCATCAAGCTCGCGCATGAAGATGTCGATGTCAGGATTCACTTTAGCCATGATTCGGGAATGGAGGGACCAATGCACCATGGGAACCCGTGCTTGTCTGCCCAGGCGCCGTAGGTTGTCTTTGAAGATTTTGATAGCTTGTTGTTAGCTTGGAATACAAACCGTATGTCTAGACTGGGATGAGCCTTCTTAACCGCAAGCATCTTGGTTCGGTCTGCTGGCTTGAAGAAGCCTTTAGCCTCAAGAATAACGCCGTTAGGAAGTTCAAAGTCCGGTGTGTAGGTACGCTTACAGACATAATCGAGGTGCCTGCACTCATAGAGATAGGGCACCCCTTGGTTGTCTAAGAGAGCAGCAAGGCGCTGCTCGAACTTAGATCGAAAGTCACTCATGCGACAACCACCTTCATGTTGTCAGGGTGGTATTCGCCTTCAATCTCAACCTCATGCACAACCCCAGTGAGCTGGGTCATGCGATCGGCTTCAGCGTAGAAGGCACGGATGCGGGTTTCTTCGGTGCGGGTGAGAGGCTTGGTCATGGTGTTAGTTGGTAGGGTGATCAGAAATCGTAGCCGCCTTCTTCTTCAGCATCGGGCTCAACCTCAGCAGCTACCACGTTGGGAGCACTGAGCTTGAAGCCGTCACGCTTTCCGAACAAGGCAGCTACTTCCTCTTGGCCAAGGTCACCGGAGTCGACAACCTGGCCGCTGTTCAGCTCAAGTACCTGAGCACCAAGAACGATCAGCTTAGTGCCCAGCTTGGGCTTGGTGTAGGGCTTCTGCTGAACGATGAGCACTACCTTAGTGCCCTTGCGGATGCCCTTACGGGTTTCAAGGGGGATGATGTCTCCATCAGTGTCAACGAAGACAACCTCAGGCAGCTTTGTAACTCCCTCCTCTTGCTGGTTGTAGGTGTACTTAACCAGTCCTTCCTCGTCCCACTTGGGATCGTTGGTGCGCTTGGTGGTGCCTTTGCTGGCTGCCCACTCGAGCAGCTCAGCCCGGTCAGGCTCAACCTGTCCTTTCAGCACCTCAGCAGGGATGCGGAAGCTGAAGCAGCAGTTCTGGAACTTACCGCTTGGCTCAGCAACGTTGACGAAGCCTTCCAGGGTGGTCTCAAAGGTGTAGCGGTTGTTGGTCATTTGTGGATGCGTGCGATGTAGTTGATGATGGTGGGCAAGCCGAACCCGACCAATATGATCGGGATCAGCATGTAGTGCGTGTCAGGGATAAAGATCACATCAGCAGAAGAAGTAGTGTGATTGGTTGACTTGATCTAGGTCTAGGTCACCGATGATCATGTCATCAGGTACCCTTAGGCCTAGCTGTTTGGCCCAGTCATTGAGTGGATCACCCTTGTACATTTCAGCAAAGTGGAGCCTGATGCCCTGCTGCATGTCATCCATGTCGCAAGAGCGGCCAAGGATGCAGTCATGAATGCAGGTAAATGGCCTATCCCATTCGCTGAACATGAAATGCAGGAGCGATGCATCTAATGAGTGGATGAGGTTAGGGCTGATAGAAGAGGAATGCCTGCCAGAGTCTGGTGTGTGCTTCTCTTCGTCTCGAGCTATGCTCATCTTTCTGATTGAGCCCATGATTCTGGTCTTAACGATATCGCAGTTCCACTTGTGGTGGATCTGGTGAACGATAAAGCCAGAGGGAGTAACCCAGCTGATCTCTTGGTTCCCATTCCTGATTAGATCTCTAGCTGACTTCTGCAGCCAAGACATAACGGAAATAGGACCAGGGAACACCTCAGGCACTGCCTTGCAGAAGATCGCGTTTACTATCTCAGTCTCATAGGGCTTAAGTTCCTCATCTGTTCTGCCCTGCTCCTATAGAGCCATGTAGATGTAGTGTCTAGCTGACTCTTTAGTGACGCCATAGGGTAGCGTCATGACTGTTCGCTTGGTGACCTTACGATCGATCCAATCCCCTACATGTTTGGGTAGGAACTTTCTAGCCCGTTCTGCCACGGTCCTGTAGCCATCAGAAGGCACAGGGGTGGGCACCACATTAACCTGATATGCTGCGTCTCTATTCAGCGTTAAGGCTGAGAGATGCTGCAAACCAGAGCATGTGGCATCTACGCCAATGGGTAGGCCAGAGGTGGCCTTAGTCTTAGCGATCAGGCATTCGTGAATCTCAAGGGCAGCAGCTAGGAACATCCAAGGCTCATCAGCTTTTGACCAGATGGGCATGGCTTCCACAGGATCACTAGCGATGATGGTGAACATCTCGTGCTGATCCTTAGCCCAAGCGATGCGATCGGCGTGTGTCTTCTTGTCCAGCCCCCATGTCGTGCCGGCGTGCCAGTACAGCCAATCGGCGTTTATGGGGCCTTCCTCAGCAAAGTAGAACAGGCTCTTTTGGAAGTCTGTACCCTGTGGCTGAAGAGAGGTGCATATGCTGTAGACACGGCCACGGTAGTCGAAGTTCCACGGTAAGTAGAACTCTGGCTCATCCTTAAAGATGTTGGCCACGTACATAGCCTCAGTGGTCTGCCAGTTCTTGGCTGTGAGCTTACAGTTCTCATCTTCAACTGCCTTACGGTAGCGTCGATAATCCCTGATCTCTTCCTTGGTGGCATCCTCAGATAGCCAAGACTCAACAACAGTGGCGGCCTTACGATGGAAGCAGCCAACCTCCATCCAGTGGTCGTAGCAGTACTGAGCCACATCCAGCACAGGCCTGTTGAGCCTGTAGGCCACTGTCTGTAGGTTGTTGAGCATCTCAAGGGGAAGCTCATTCTGAGCCTGTGGAGTGCCCTTATGGCCTCTCACAAGGGTATGGGACCTAGCGTCAGCAGTAAGGTAACCGCCATGCTGCTCTGATGACCAGGGGACTGGCTTACAAAGCATCGGCCACGACAAGTAGGCCATGTTGCATGCAGCATTCATAATTGAATCCCGTATGCCTAGCAGCTCCCTTGTAGGGTAGATGGTAGTGACCTTCTTGTTCTTGCCGATCATATGGGTCTCTATTGTGAACCACTGGTTTCCAGTAGCCTCAGCAACCCAGTTCAGCATTTTAGCCCCTATCTTGTTCGTCTGTAAGGGACTCCAAGCCTTCCACTCTATGCCTTGTTTGTTCATAGAGCGCGCCATACCAGTGACACGATAAGCAACCGACTTGTGGCCGTGCTCATTCCAGCTCTTCTCTATGTGTTTGTAGAGCTTTGGTGACTGCTCTCGATATGATGAGAGCCTAGCCTCATGGTGTATGGCTGCACCAATCTTGCTGGTGACGCTCTTTATTTCATTGTCAACAACCTGTTTCTTGTTCGGCCTGTCCTTAAGAAGCACTGAGTCCATCACCACCTTAAGGGTGATAACGACCAGAACCTCAGGGTCCATCTTACCAACGGTGTTAGCCACAAGGGCCATATCACGACCAGCCACACCTCTGAGCGTGTGGTTGATGTTGGCTTGAAAGGAACTTGCACAGGCCTCTACAGCGGCTTTGATCAGCTTTGAACCGGTAAGGGTCTGTGAGCCCCTGCCCCTGTCCTCAGCCTTGTTAGTGCGGCTTAGAAGGCGCTCTATCGCCTCATTGTGTGATCTAGTCTCGAGTGCGAGCTGCCGGCTAACAGCAGCTAAAGACTCATCTCTCATACGATCTCCGATAGTGTGTATTCGAGCTGACCAGCGAGATAGAGGGAGAATTCCTCATCTGTGAGCTGTTCAGCGGCCTCTTGAGACAGTGAGAGGATGTATCCCTCAGTGTCTACGTAGCATTGGTCATCTAGCAGGATCATGGCGTGTGATGGTGAATGGTGTACTTAAAGCAGGCTTAAAGCAGTTGGTGGTGATGCTGTGGTCTACATTCCATCGGTCACCTCCGGTCTAATGGAAGGGAGCCTCAGGGTTGTCTCCCCTTGGGCTGTTAATGGCCGGTATCGCAACAAGGCCGCCCTATTGAGAATTACGGTTCCTCTCGATACTGTTTCTCAGCCTGTCAGCCTCACGGTAGAGACGTCGTCGTTCCTTGAAGGACTCGCAGGCCTCAGCCTGTAGGTAGAGGGCAGCTAGCTTGCGGGCTAGCCACAGCTGACCAATGGGCTCCTTAGCCTTCCTAGTCATCGTTGTCTCTCCCCACTATCTGGATGGCAATGCCCCACTCAGCAGAAATGCTCTTGAGGTTCAGCAAGAT